ATTAAAGTCCTGTGAGTTCTCGACTCGTTCTGTAACGAAGAAATCACCAACTTTATTATTTAATTGGTAGGTATATGTATAGTATGATGAATTTACAGCATTATTACTTAAATCTACACCTGGTGTGATATTGATATTGAGTTTCGAACCAAAAGTATTGGCTGTGGCATCCTGAGCTGAGACCCCTTGTGGTGCGATCAGATTAACATCCATATTTTTGATGATGCCACCAGTTTGAACTGTAGGGCCGAAGAACCAAGCCTTCATTGTAAATGTAAGAGTCCAAATAATAGCTCTTCGTTCAGTAAAATAACCAGTATAGGTATCTTCTTGTTCTACATTATTCAGAATTACGGGAACGTCATACTTTAATCCTAGATCCGGATTAATATTCAACGTTGCCTGCCACATTGGACCAAAGTAAGGAATAATCTGTTCTACAATGTATGTACCGTCAAGAATGTTCTTTGCCATGATCGACAATTGGAAGGTCAGATTATACGGCACAGGCGAATATTGATATTTCAAACCATTCTCAGCTGGAACCGTAATTTTATTTAATGAGTTCTGCCTACGTGTAGGATCGTATTCAAAGCCGATTAATTCAAATGTCATCCGAGGTAATTGAATAGCGATAGGTCTTTGAAGATCTGGGTTGCCTTCAGTACGAGCAAGGAACTTATCACGAGGTCCGTAATTGATTGGAACCTTACTACGTTGTACGAGTGCATCATTTAGATCGTAGCGATTTAACCAGACATTGTTAAAAATCGTACCGAAGTATATGACATACTTACGAAGAAGATTATGGCCAAAGGTTTGTGCAAACATTTAGAGAGTTCCTCCCGAGAAAGGATCTATTTGACTGAAATCAATAATGCCTTGACCTTCTTGTTGGAATTCTTGGTTGGTCTCAAAGACGTTGTTCATCGCTTCTTCATATGCAGTATTTGAGAAAACATTGGAAACCGAATAGCGTGGCTCAATCGCATCAATCTCTGGGTTACCTGTATTGAAGCGCTCATTCGAGTATTCAAAGACTTCACAGACAAGATCCCAAACTTGGAGCGAACCCATCTGATAGAAAATTGATTCATTGTTTACATATTTAATAACAAAAAGACGCTTCATCTGTGGGACATAAATTAGGTCGCCTTCACGAGGGCGAATCAATTGAGCTATCTGAGTTGAAATTTCAGATTTAAACATTCGGCGAGACACGACGAAGGTGATTTGGTCACGAATCTCAAGGTTAAATTTCGATAAGAATGTGCCGTCACCTTCGTATGCATCATAACTGCGAATGTACATATCAAGATCATAGGCTACATTGTATGTAGATAATGTATCTTCAGAATAAATCTCATCCTTTTTTTCAAGGAATCTTGGGCAGTATTGAACATCCCAACCATAGATTGAGATTGATTCTGCGACAAGCGACTCAATGAGATCTTGTTCAGGATAATTATTCTGAGTGTCAAAATAAAGATTTGTCACCGGTCACCCCACCATGTCTGAAGGTGGTAAACTGTAAGCGGTGAGCATTTCATTTTCAAGCATTTCGATTTCTCGTGCCGCATCATCAAGAATTCGCTCACCATTGAATTGCACACCGCCCGGAAGTGACATGCCGACGAATTTAGTTAAGTTAGAACCCCACTGATATTTAATTTTGGCCGTAACATAATTCTGAAGCCAACGATCACCCCAAACGTCTGTGTACTCGTCTGGATCAATTACTTCATATGCTTCAACCAATAGGTATTCGCCTACCTTAATCTTATCCCAATCCATATCGACATACAGTTTATCCTTATGTCTTGAATAGCGAATTGGTTGTTGACCGACAAGTAATTCTGAAATAAGTGCAAGGTGTTCCATTACCATATAGTAAGGTACCATAGATACTGATGTAAGCGTATATAAGTCGTTTAGAGCGATCTGATAGCGAATGTTGAATAGGTCATCGGATCTAACAATAGGGTCTGCTATAGGAAAGACTCGGACAGCTCCGATGATATTCTCGGGCATGATAATAAATTTGTCAATCTTATTTTGCTCAGTCACCTGATGCTTATAATAGATCCTGTCTGAACCATCAAAGTGGTAATCCCAGTAGTAACGCAATGATTCGTCTAAACGATCATCAAGCTGATCATCATCGACGTTGATTTCAATGACTGGCTTACCGAGTTTACGTAAGCAATATTCTTTAAACTGTTGTCTGGTTGTAGGTACGGCCATCGCAATAACTCCTATTTATAGAGTTATTTATTCTTATAAAACTTGTGGTGTAGATCATTAATATACAAAGGATCCGCTGTGACTTAGACTCATCCACGTTGCAGCATAGATCTTTTCACCAATACTTTTACACATCTTACAGAATGTAAAGTCCTCATGGAGATACACCGCAGTTTCTTTATCAATAGTGCTCTTAAAGAATTCCTTTATGTATTCACCGTCATGACTTACATTGTCCAGCTTACTTTCTAGTCTAAATGAGTCAACACTATCAGAAAGCTTTTCAAATACTTCTCTCGATATCATCATCATTCCGGTTCCAGAGGCATCAATTTCAACTAAGCCGTCATCATCAACGAACGCGTTAGGAGACTGTAGAAACAGGTACTCGAGCGAGTGTCTCAGTAAGTTGTTTGGTGGAATGCCAGATCTGACTGCGTTAGTTACTTTATTCCAATCTAGATTCTTTTTCGGATAGACTCCACACAATACAGGCTTGTCAGTTTTCATGAATCGAATCAATTGATCTGCGTCGAATCCTATGTCCGAATCAATAAACAGAAGATGTGTGCAGTCAGAGTTCAAGAAGGAGTGAGTCAATAGATTTCTTGTTTTGGTTATAAGTGATTCATTTAAAGCAAAGAGAGTCTTTACTTCTAAATCGGGTTCATTATTCAACCTAGTCATGAGTTCCATCATAGATATTGTGTATTGAGCTTTACAGCTGCTATCATACATCGGTGTGCAAATTAATACTTTTCTCATGTTCATTCACTCATACTGATATTCTAGACGGCTTAATAGCCATGAGTACGAATTGGAAATCGTTATCATCTTGCATATAGTCAACTAATTCAAGATCACCTTTCCACATAAAACGATAGTCAGTCATCTGAGTCTTTCCGACTTCATTGTCATAGTTCTTTTGGCTTAGGAAAAACATGCTTTCTGGGCCGATGTATCGAGTATGTCCAGGATCGCCCCACAGCCATCGCGATCTTATGGAAGGTGTTGTTCCAAAGAGATGACCTTCCGGCTTAAGTATTCTGTAGATCTCAGCAAAGTGAGCAAAGAAGCTTTCAAAATCACCTTGTCGACCCAAGTGCTCTAAGACTTCATACATGTGAATTTCGTCAAATGAATTATCTTCGAACGGCCAAGGTGTGATGTTTAAATCATGCACTACATCTGGATTACAACTCGACGTCATGTCTAGAGTTGTGAGATTACTCCAGTCTTTATTTTCTTGTTTTAGAAAGAGTTTTTTAGTTCTGCACGACCCACAACCTAACAGCAATTCTTTTTTCATAATATACCTTTCATCATTTAATGTCTTTATGAGCATTCACATTTAAGCAGGCCAACCTTCGTTTAAATCAACTGCAAAGAGTTCCTCCTTTGAGGTTGCAGCTAGGATGACTCCGGAAAGTACCGCTTCATTATGAAAGCAGGATTGAACGTGAGTTTCCACTGAGTTTGCGATACCGATAATTGTTGGTGCATCTAGAGTTAAAAATACACCTGGTGCAAACTTCCAACTCTCAATTATATATGAACTATCCTGGACTGCTTTTACGTATGCTGCAGTTAATTTGGACTGAGTTTCTCTATCGGTAAGAATTTGCATATCATTAAGTGATGTACCCGCTTCTTCCGCAACCCATCTACGATTTGCAAGTTGATTTAAATAATCTTCCTTGAGTTGATCCAGTGATGGTTCTGGTGGGATGGGTGGCCATACTGGTTTCTCTCCCGCAGCCAAGATCCATCCACCCTGCATCATCGCATAGTGACCTTCTTCCTGAGGAGGTGCCTGGAAAGTGTGAAATGGAGGAATAGCTTTAGTGCCATCAGGTACCTCGACTTCGGTATCGAAGACCATATCGGGCCTAAATCTGTAGATGATCATTCAGGATCTCCGTTTCGCATCAGGATTCCATTTTGTGTAGTAGGAACTTTATTTTGTGCAAGTCCTCCGTTTGTCATAACTGGAACTTGTTTATTTGGATCTTGGCTAAGTGCCTGAATCAGCATACCAAGTGTACCAGCATGATCGAATTGAATCAATGGGTCTACCCAAATATCAACTCCAGCTTCTCTTGCTCTGCGACAGAACACGAAATCTTCGCCCCAGAACTCGCCCTCATAAACTTGTGTATCAAAGAAACAGAAACCTGGATCAGGATTGGCAACTTGCTTATTCTTTGGTTCGTAGTACAATTCTGGAAAGTGTTCACGCATTTTACGGATCACTTCTCTTGAGAGGAGCATAAATCCAGACGGGATATAATTCATCTTAAGTAAATGACCTTCAGTCGTGATTGAACCGTTATCATTCAGTACGGGTCTGAAGAGGAATGTGTTCTGATCACCACGGGCTGGATACACACCGGCGACAAAGTCCTTCTTAGATTCAAGCATCGCAAGCACAGCTTGTGGCGGCCAACCTAAATCTGCATCAATGCAAAGAAGGTGAGTACATTCTGATTGCCAAAATGCTTCTACGATTCGGTTACGTTCAGCAACGAGTAGAGAGCCAGATGCTGTGATCAATGGTGTAACTTGTACACCATGCAATTGAAGTGTGTGTAGAGTATTCGCGAATGATAGCGCGTAAGGAATGTCGACCTTGCCGCTGTATGCTGGAGTAGCAATCATAATATGTGGATTTTTCATTTTCAGTCTCCTTTAATATAATTTTTAGATACGTTACTTACTTGAAGTGAAGTTGGTGGTTGTAGTAGAAATTCGGTGGCACTATTATATGTATAAGCGTTTGCTTTGCCTATAATACCACCGAAGCCACCATATACATAACGGCCGTTACCGTATATGAGTGCTTGGATAGAACTAGAGGTAGTAGTTCGGGTTGTCCAAGTAATGGCGTCAGTTGATGTTCTTATAATGCTACTAAAGGAGTTATCACCGAATACATAAAGTCCATTAGCATACGTAAGTGCACGAATAGGATTTGTAGTACCAGAGGTTCTAGCAGTCCATATAAGAGCATCAGTTGATGTTCTTAACACACCGCCATTACCAGCATAAACGTAAAGCCCGTTACCGTATGTAAGCGCTAGAATATTACTGGAAGTTTCTGACATACCAACACCAGCAACACTCCAGGTAATAGCATTGGTAGATCTACCTATCCTGGTATTCCCACCATAAATATAAAGACCATTAGCGTATATAATTGTATTAATATCACTTGTAGTACCTGAAGTTCTTGCAGTCCAAGTAATAGCGTCAGTTGATGTTGCTAACGATGTGGCGAAACTCCCGGCATACACATAAAGACCACCACCATATATAAGAGTGTTAATAGGACCTACAGTACCTGAAGTTCTAGTATCCCATGTAATAGCATCTGTTGATGTTCTTAGCGCTCCATTAGCTCCAGCATAAACATAAAGACCATTGACGTATGTAAGTGTTTGGATAGCACCTACAATACCAGAAGTTCTAGCAGTCCAAGTAATAGCATCAGTTGATGTTCTTAATACACCACCAGCACCAGCATAAACATAAAGACCATTACCATATGTAAGAGCATTTATATTACTTGAAGTACCTGAAGTTCTTGCAGTCCACGTAATACGATCAGTTGATGTAGCTAATGCGCCACCCGAACCAGCGTAAACATAAAGTCCATTGCCGTATGTAAGAGCGCTAATAAGACTTGTAGTACCTGAAGTTCTAGTAGTCCAAGTAATAGCATCAGTTGAGGTGGCCAATATACCTCCAAAACCACCATATACATAAATCCCACTATTGTATGCAAGGCAAATAATATTACTTGAAGTACCTGAAGTTCTAGTAGTCCAGGTAATAGCATCGGTTGATGTTGCAACTACAGTGCCACCCGCGCCGCCGACACCAACATAAATTCCATCACCATATACCATCGAATAGAATGCTCTAGGTTGATCCCACTTGATAGCATCGGTTGATGTTCTTAGAACTCCACCATCTCCGGCATATACATAAAGGCCGTTGCCGTATATGAGAGCCCGAAGAATACTCACAGTACCAGAAGTTCTAGTGGTCCATGTGATAGCATTAGTGGATGTACCAAGTGCGCCAGATTGACCAGCATATACATAAAGACCACTACCGTATATAATAGAATTGAGGAAAGTTGCAGTTCCAGAGGTTCTAGCAGTCCAGGTGATGGCATTAGTCGATGTCGCAAGAATACCGCTCTGCCCGACATATACATAAAGATCATTGCCGTATGTAAGTGAATTGATAATACCCGTAGTGCCAGAAGTGCTGAGAACATAATTAATAGCATCAGTTGACGTTGCTAGGGCACCACCGTCGCCACCATAGACATAAAGTCCATTGCCGTATGTGAGGGTGTTAATTTGGCTCGTAGTACCAGAACGAATTGCAGACCATGTAGTAGCATCGGTACTAGTTCCGGTATTCTTCAATACACCAGAATATACATAAATGCCGTTGCCGTATATCAGAGCATTAATAGTACTTGTAGTACCGGAAGTTCTAGCTGTCCAAGTAATAGCATCTGTTGATGTTCGTATATTACCACCCGCATCACTATACACATAAGAACCACTATCATATGCAAGTGCACGAATCTGTAATGATGTACCCGAAGTTCTAAGTGTCCATAAAAAGGTATCAGTTGATGTTGCAAGTACACCACCCGTGCCGGCGTAAACATAAAGTCCATTACCGTATGTAAGGGCTCGAAGTTCACTTGTAGTTTCAGAAGCACCAACACCGATAACATTCCATGTAGTAGCATCGGTTGATGTACCTATTCTAGTAGATCCACCGTATACATAAAGTCCATTGCCGTATGTAAGTGCTCTAATTATTGATGTACCAGAAGTTCTAGTAGTCCACGTAATAGCATCAGTTGATGTTGCAAGCGCGCCGCCAGCATATACATAAAGCCCGTTAGCGTATGTAAGTGAAAAGATAGCATTAGTAGTACCAGAAGTTCTAGAAGTCCAAGTAATAGCATCGGTTGATGTTCTTAATACACCACCATCGCCAGCATATACATAAAGACCAATGTCATATGTAAGTGCATTGATATTACTTGTTGTGCCTGAAGTTCTAGCTGTCCATGTGATAGCATCAGTAGACGTTCTTAATACCCCACCGAAACCCGCATATACATAAAGACCACTGTTATATGTAAGTGCCATAATTTGACTTGTAGTACCAGAGGTTCTAGCAGTCCATGTGATAGCATCGGTTGATGTTCTTAATACCCCACCGGCACCACCATACACATAAAGTCCATTACCGTATGTAAGCGCGAAGATAATACTTGTACTACCAGAGGTTCTAGCAGTCCATGTGATAGCATCGGTTGATGTACTTATAACACCACCGTCACCTGCATATACATAAAGACCACTATTATAAATAAGAGACCGAATTATACTTGTTGTGCCTGAAGTTCTAGCATTCCATGTGATACCGTTAGTAGATGTCGCGAGCGCACCTGTGTCGCCAGCTCCAACATAAATTCCATTACCATATATTAACGAATTAAATATTCTGGGCGGATCCCACGTAATAGCATTAGTTGATGTTCTCAACACACCACCAACTCCTCCGTAGACATAAACTCCATTGCCATATGTGAGTGCATTGATAGCAATTGTTGTCCCAGAAGTTCTAGCTGTCCATAATCCCGATGCATCTGTTGATGTTCCTAAGGCGCCGCCAGCTCCAGCATAAACATAAACTCCATTTGCAAAAATTAATGCATTAATCTGACTTGTAGTACCAGAGGCGATTGTGTTCCAGCTAGTAGCATTAAGTGAGAATCTCAATAAACCGCCCGCGGCTCCGTATAGGTATAAACTATTACCATACGTAAGTGCGAAAATAGAGCTTGTAGTTCCAGAAGTTCTAGCAGTCCACGTAATAGCATCTGCAGATGTATCTAATGTACCTGAATCCCCAGCCCTTACATAAAGACCACCGTAAGTAAGAGCATTAATATTAGGAAGTGCCTGAGGGTATACAGTCCATGTTGCAATAGCATCTACTAGTAATCCGACTCTAGCAAATAATTGTGGATATTCAGCTTGTGAATATAGCAGCCCAGGTACTAACCAATCATCAGATGACGGCTTAGTATCCCATGAAAATTCACCTGCAAGATTATAACTCGGGGAATTTGAAAGATATTTAAGACTAGACATGTCACCTATACTTTATATGCGCAGTTAAAAGTGAGCCGGGTGTTATAGAGTTATTTATGGTCGCTGGTAACACAAATTCGGTTGATATGTTATATGTGTATGCGCCAGGAGATGTTCCATATGCGCCGAGGTTACCTGCATAAGAATATCCATTCTGGATCTGGTATATAAGTGTATTGATTTGACTTGTAGTACCCGAAGTTCTAAGTGTCCATGTAATAGCATTTGTTGACGTCCCTAAGGCGCCGCCGGCGCCTGCATACATATAAAGCGCATTACCATATACAAGTGCTAAAATACCACTTGAAGTACCAGAGGTTCTAAGTGTCCATGTAATAGCATCAGTTGATGTTCGTAATTCACCACCAGGTGCCCCGAAGATATAAAGCCCATTACCATATGTAAGCGCGGCAATCGCATTCGTAGTACCAGAAGTTCTAAGTGTCCACGTGATAGTATCGGTAGAGGTTGCAATTGTGCCAATGGATGGGCTGCCGCCGGCATATACATAAACTCCATTACCATATGTGAGAGAGTTAATGGTATTTGTAGTTTCAGAAGCACCAACACCAACAACACTCCAAGTAGTAGCATCTGCAGATCTACCTATTCTTGTATTTCCGCCATATACATAAAGCCCATTACCATATGTAAGAGCATTAATCGTACTTGTAGTACCAGAAGTTCTAGCAGTCCATGTAATAGCATCTGTTGATGTTGCAAGAACGCCACCACGCGCACCATAGACATAAAGACCGTTAGCATATGTAAGAGTAGCAATCGAAGTCAAAGTACCAGAAGTTCTAGCTGTCCATGTAATAGCATCTGTTGATGTACTTAATACACCATTTTGTCCGGCATATACATAAAGACTATTACCATACGTAAGAGCATAAATTATACTTGCTGTGCCAGAAGTTCTATTAGTCCATGTAATGGCGTCAGTTGATGTTCTTAATACACCACCAGCACCTGCATATACGTAAAGACCGTTATTATACAAGAGTGCAACAATCTGACTTGTAGTGCCAGAAGTTCTAGCAGTCCATGTAATAGCATTTGTTGATGTGGCTAATACACCCCCAATACCCGCATATACGTAAAAGCCATTACCGTATGTAAGAGTACCAATCTGACTTGCTGTGCCAGAAGTTCTAGCGGTCCAAGTGATAGCATTTGTTGATGTACCCAATACACCACTTGCGCCGCCATATACATAGAGACCATTACCATACGTAAGCCCACCAATCAGCTGATTGGTAGCAGCTGTTCTATTAGTCCATGTAATAGCATCGGTAGATGTTGCGATCACGGCGTCGGGCCCGACTCCGACATAAATTCCATCAATTGGATTATATGCGATAGAATAAAATATTCTAGGTGCGTTCCATGTAATAGCATTGGTTGATGTTCTCAATGCACCGCCAATACCACCATATACATAAAGTCCATTTCCATATGTTAGTGTCTGAATACTACTTGTAGTACCGGAAGTTCTAAGTGCCCATGTAATGGCATCAGTTGATGTACCTAATACACCGCCGAAGCCCGCATACACATAAACTCCATTGGCAAATGTAAGCGCTTGAATAGTACTTGTAGTACCAGAGTACCCAGTGCCATTAGAAGTCCACGTAATGGCATCAGTTGACGCACCATGAAATGACCGTGACCCGTAAAGATAATTTCCATTGGCATAAGTAAGTGCATTAATACTAGTAGTATTTAAAAATCCAGCAGTCCAAGTAATAGCATCTGTTGATGTTGCGATACGGCCGAAGCCGCTAAAATCAGCAGCATAAACATAAAGACCATTACCATATGTAAGAGCACGAATGGTACTTGTAGTACCAGAAGTTCTAGTATCCCATGTGATGGCATTTGTTGAGGTTCTTAATACCCCGCCATTGCCGGCGTACGCATAAAGACCATTACCATACGTAAGAGCAAAAATAGTACTTGTAGTACCAGAGGTTCTAGTAGTCCATGTAAGAGCATCAGTTGATGTTGATAATATGCCGCCATCACCACCATATACATAAAGCCCATTACCGTATATAAGTGTGTTAATATTACTCGCGGTACCAGAGGTTCTAGCAGTCCAAGTAATAGCATCAGCTGATGTTCTCAACACACCATTATCACCTGCGAATACATAAAAACCATTAGCATAAATGAGTGTGTTGATATCAGCTACTGTACCCGAAGTTCCAGTAGTCCAAGTGATAGCATCGGTTGAGGTTCTTAATATACCTGCTTCAGCCCCGTATACATAAAGACCATTGCCGTATGCAAGAGCTCTAATAGCATTGGTAGTGCCCGAGGTCCTATAGGTCCAAGTAACACCATTAGTAGATGTTCCAAGAACGCCCAAACTTCCTCCACCCACATATAATCCCGCAGCAGGATTATACACAATAGCCAGGAAATCTTTTGGAAAGTCCCAATTAATACCGTTGGTGGATGTTGCAAGTAGTCCACTAGCACCACCATATACATAGAGACCATTGCCGTATGTGAGTGTATTGATGGTACTTGAGGTACCAGAACTTCTAGGTGTCCAAACAATACCACTGTTGTCGGTATTGTTTGTAAGTAATCCTACTTGTGAATACAGTTCTGGATAACCAGACTGACTTACAATACTACCATCACATTTAAAATAGTTTGTAATTGTGTAGTTATTACTCACGGCATAACGATGATGACCTGGAGTAAATTGAGGTTTATATTTACTTAAGTTGCTCATTTTGCTTTCACATATAGTTTGTAGCCTGCGAGTGGTAGAAACGTAGGTGACGAGGGAATAGTAACTGCCGGTAGTGCAAAGTCTGTTGCCTGATTATATGTATAATCGTATGATGTTGCTAACACTCCACCAGCTCCGGCATATACATAAAGATTGTTCGCATATGATAAAGAAAGAATATTACTTACAGTACCAGAAGTTCTAGTTGTCCAAGTAATAGCGTTAGTAGATGTAGCTAACACTCCACCTGCTCCGGCATATGCATAAAATCCATTACCATATGATAAAGAAAGAATACTACTTATAGTACCAGAGGTTCTAGCAGTCCAAGTAATAGCATCAGTTGATGTACCTAGAACGCCTCCGTCGCCTGCATAAACATAAAGTCCATTACCGTATACAAGTGTTTGAATGATGCTAATAGTACCAGAAGTTCTAGCAGTCCAGGTAACAGCATCCGTAGATGTTCTTAATACCCCACCGTCACCGGCGTATACATAAAGACCCTTACCATATGTAAGAGCACGAATGGTACTTGTAGTACCAGAGGTTCTAGTAGTCCATGTAAGAGCATCAGTTGATGTTGATAATATGCCGCCGGGCCCACCGGCATAAACATAGAGTCCATTGGCAAATATAAGCGCATTAATGGCCGTTGATGTACGAGAAGCGCCATTACCTCTAGTATCCCAAACCGATGTATTAGTTGAAGTACCTATTGCATCTGATGATGAAAATACGTATGTACCCCCTCCATAAGCAAGTGAACCTATAGCCTGACCGGAACCAGTAGTTCTTATTGTCCAGGTAATACCATTTGTACTAGTTCCTAATTGTCCTGAATTAAAACCAGTTAAATAAAGACCATTACCATATCCAACTGTGAACTGAAAGAAACTACCCGGCGAAAGATCACTTCTAGCAGTCCAAGTAATAGCATCAGTTGATGTTGCTAATCCCCATACACTATGACCACCATACATGTAAAGCCCATTGCCGTATGTAAGACCAGTAATGCTCGGATATGAAGTTGGAAGCTCGCCGTTACTTCTCAGAGACCAAGTAATAGCATTGGTAGATGTTGCAAGCCCGCCGCTGGAGGATGTCGACACGGTGGCGGCGCTGGTTGCTGGATTCGCCACTGCAGAATAAACATAAAGTCCATTACCATAAGTAAGTGCATTGATAGTAGTTGTTATACTAGAGGTTCTAGCATCCCATGTAATAGCATCAGTTGATGTTGCTAATATGCCGAAAACCCCGGCATACACATAAAGACCATTCCCGTATGTAAGCGCGCTAATAGTACTCGTAGTACCAGAAGTTCTAGCAGTCCAAGTAATAGCATCAGTTGATGTTCTTAAGACACCACCCACACCAGTAAACACATAAAGTCCACTATTATATGTAAGGGTTAAAATTTCATTAGCTATACCAGAACCTCTATCAGTCCATGTAATGCCATTGGTTGATGTGCCTATGGAACCTAATTTCCCTGCTCTTACGTAAAGACTGTTGCCGTATGTAAGTGAATTGATTCCTTGTGCGGTCCCAGAACTTCTAGCAGTCCAAGTGATAGCATCAGTTGATGTTGCGAGCATAGGCGAATTACCATTGATGTCGCCTCCGGCATAAACGTAAATACCGTTACCGTATGTGAGGGCACGGATAAAACTTGTAGTACCAGAATTTCTAGCAGTCCAAGTAATAGCATCTGTTGATGTGGCTAATGCACCGCTGTCGCCAGCATATACATAAAGCCCATTACCGTATATAAGTGTACGAATAACACTTGATGTACCAGAAGTTCTAGCATCCCACGTGATAGCATCAGTTGATGTAAATATTACACCTCTGGCGCCTGCCCCTACATAAATCCCTGTAACAGGATTATATACTATAGAATTAAAATTTCTTGGTAAATCCCATGTAATAGCATCTGTAGATACTGCTAATACATTACCTGTGCCAGCATAGATATAACAACTATTACCATATGCAAGATGGTTAATAGCACTTGTAGTACCAGAAGTTCTAGCGGTCCATGTAATAGCATCAGTTGATGATGCAAGTACACCGCCGGCGCCTGCATAAACATAAAGACCGTTACCATATGTAAGAGAGTTAATAGCACTTGTAGTACCGGAGGTTCTAGTTGTCCAAGTAATAGCGTTAGTAGATGTAGCTAATACCCCACCAACACCACCATATACATAGAGGCCATTACCATATGTAAGAGCGTTAATAAAACTTGTAGTACCAGAAATTCTATCAGTCCATGTAATACCATCAGTTGATGTCACTAATTGTCCTGCGGCAGTGGGGCTTTGCCCGGCTGCAAGAAACAAACCATCACCATAAATTATTGGGTTGTAAACAAAAGGAGCTTTCCAAGTGATACCGTCTGTAGATGTGAATAACGCGCCAGTGGGACCACTATGGATATAAAGATTATTACCGTATGTGAGAGCAAGAATAGTACTTGTAGTACCGGAGGTTCTAGTTGTCCAAGTAATAGCATTCGTAGATGTAGCTAATACACCGCCAACACCACCATATACATAAAGCCCATTAGCATAAATAAGTGAATCGATAACACTTGTAGTTCCTGAAGTTCTAGTAATCCAGTTTACCGCACCATTGTCTGGTAGCAAACCCACCTGAGCATACAATTCAGGATATGCAGCCTGACTCAGAATGCTTCCATCTAATATTATATGATCTGGCGGTACATATCCAGCATCTAAAACCTGAACAACCTCTCCTACCTTAGGCTGTTCCTCCATATTAGCAAGTAGAGTAAGTTCACTCATAGAATGATCCATCCTACAGTACTACCACTATAGAATAACGTAATGCCACCGTTCATTACATCTATAGTTAAATCCTCAGAAAGACTCATTATCTTTTCTCCGTTACGTGCAACTGTGCTGTTGGCGAATCCAGATAAGTTTGTCACACCTACATAATCAAAGTTTGCAGGTGTGGCAGGTAAAGTCAATGTAACATTAGCCGTGAGTATGTATAACGTCTGTGTGTTAGCGGTTGTATTTGCACTTACATTGACTGAAGAAGTATATGAGAGTCCTGCTGGCCCTTGCGGTCCTGGTACGGTAGAAGCGGAACCAATAAAGCCTGCAGATCCGGTAAAACCAATCGAACCAGTATAACCGAGTTCGCCTTGAGATCCAGTAAAACCGGCACCCTGTGAACCAGTAAAGCCTATGCTACCGGTATATCCGATTATATTGGATTCTAATATATCTTTAACACTTGTAGTCATTTTTTACTCTCTTTAAATGTATCTTTAACTATTTAAACGTCCTGAGTATTGGTTGATGGGAATGCTCTCCCCTCACCCCAAATAATTCTTACAGCTCCAGATGCGCCAGCTGAAGCCAAACCCGTACCATTATCCCAAGAGCCACCGCCGCCACCTCCCGGAAATCCTCCCGCGCCACCTCTTGATCCTGCACTAGCTAATCCGTTTCCATTACCACCATTGGTCGTAACACCTGAAACACCTAAACTCGCGCCGCCGCCGCCACCTCCGGTAATGTTATCTTGTCCAGTTCCTCCATTGCCGCCGCCGGTGTTTCCTGTACCTGCAGTAGTATATGTTCCACCACCACCGCCGGCACCTGCCCCAGCACCATTAAATCCTGTTGTAAAGGATCCGTAACCCGAAATCGATGCGGCTCCATTACCACCTTGACCATTATATCCTCCAGCTCCACCGCCACCAGCGCCGCCGTCATAACCAGCGCCACCGCCGCCGCCATTACCGCCACCAGTTGTTACACCACCAGGTGTCCCAGTAAAGCTAAATGTACCTCCAGTAGAACCTGGATTAGTGCTATAGGGAGCGCCACCCTGACCTCCATCAGCGGTCATTATGAACGAGCCTACCGTAAATCTAGATAGACCACCGCTCTCTGATCTGGTATTTTTGCCGTTGCCGTTACTGCCGCCAGCCCCGACTACAACTGTATAAGATACACCTGGAGTTACTGGAATATTATTAACATAGGCTAGAGCACCGCCACCGCCGCCGCCACCGCCACCATCTCCTGTATTTCCATCGTCGCCAGCGCCGCCGCCGCCAACACAGACCACACATATTGATGTTATCCCAGAAGGTGCTGTCCAGCTATATGTACCAGGCAAAATATATGCTTGCTGCCCAGCTGGGGCAGGAGCAGAAGAAAAGCTACCTATTGATTTAATAAACCAACTCATATGGCACCACTTGCAATCCATTCATCGGTGTCTACTTTTAATAAAGTCGCACCTTGCCATCTAGCTGTTATCGAAACACTTCCGCCAGAAGTACCATTTAGTGTCACGCCACCGGCAGCTTGAATAGTCGTAGCACCAGTTCCTCTTCTTATTACTGCAATTACTGTTCCAGTAATAAAAGGTACACTTAAATTAGTAGGTATAGTTACCACATTAGTTGAGGTGTTTGCCGAAGTGACAGTTTTTCCTGCATCTGATAGCAATAAACTATAAGCAGTTCCGGTATTTATTGTAAGTAAGGTAGAGGTGGCGGAAGAACCAGTGAAACCAACGTCACCTCTTGGTCCAGCCGACGCAGTTACTTGCCAGGTTGTACCAGAATATATGAATTCGTAAGTAACACCTCTAACATCTAGCGCGATATCATCACTTATATTTTCTACGGTTGAGCCGTTTCTACCAACGATCAAATTGTTTAATGCAAAATCTGAGTCATCGGTAATCTGAACAAATGTTCCTACAGAAGGTGTAGCTGGAAGATTTATTGTAAATGATCCACCTGAAGTATTTGCAATGATTCTATCGCCATCGTTAGCAGTATATGTGCTATTAATAGAAGTCCAAATAGGAAGCAACCCTTTTGAACCAGTAAACCCGGGTGTAGTTG